AAGGCTCTGTGGTTGAATTGCGCCGAGCGTGGCGCGGGACATAAAAAAGGCCCGCCGAAGCGAGCCTTTGAAAAAGAAACTTATAATGTGGTTAAAACATTGCCGGATCGAATAACGGTTCCATTTATCTTTAACTAAAGATCCATTCAGAAAAATCGCGCTTTGCGAAATATTTTGTCAGGCTGACATTGCGAGGCACAGCTCGGCGCATCGATTGCATTTCTTAGCGCACTCTTGGCAATGCTCATGCTCATGCTTACCACACTCATTTCCACATTGCTGACAAACTTCAGCGCAAATTTTACAAATCGCTTTTGCATACTCACTATCCATAGACATCAACTGACCTACAAGCCGACAAATATTCGCGCATTGGATATCAAGACGAACACATTCGCGCATCATTTCAAGTTGCTCTTCTTTAAGGCAGGATGCAGCACAGTAATCGCAAGCAGCAGCACAGCGGTAACATGCTTCAATGCAATCAGCGTATTGTTCTGTCATGTTAGTCTCCTTATTTGTGTTGCAGGAGAAGTAAGCATGGTTGTGAAAAAGGATGCTTGCCAAAATATTCCGGTCATATTTCAAATGAATATAAAAATATTATCTTATTAGCTCAGCGTTATATAAATTTCTATACTAACTAATAGCTTACCGGGGAAAATGCTCAATCATTTAAATCTGGTGGGGACATTAGATTTAAAACTATCAACAAAAAACCCGCAACGTGGCGGGCTTTTCGGAGTTAATTATCTGCAGGCGGTATACTCCATAATTTGAAGCTTACACGACAACTTCGGACAAAATCAAGCTCTGTGTTGTCAAAGTGCTAAATTTTGTTGTTATCTTCACAAAAAGAAGTCGCAGCCTGAAATTCCCTGTCGGCCTTCGCTTCTTCCTGGTGACAAATGCCCACCAGCACCTCAAGAAAGGGCTTCCAGTTGCGGGTCCATGTCCTTACATGCAGATCCGGCAGGCGCTTTAAAACCGCTTTATGCGCTGCTGTTGACGGTACCGATGAGAATCCATTTCCAGAACAGCGCTCACAGGTTTTGAATACCGGCGCGCCTCGTTCTTTGGTGGCTTTGCGGTCCAGAACTTCACCTTTGCCACCACAGCGGCACCGGGCGCTAATGGCTCCTTTACCTTCGCAAGCATCACAGACAGCCGGTACAACCTCTGTTACCTCTGTCCACTGCTCCCAGTCAGACGGACGAACGGCGCGCGAACGGCTGGCCCAGTAAGGCGCTTTACCCCACGGGTACGAAACTTTGCGGGTAGTCTGCGTGCGGGTAATACGCCCGGTGCCGCTGCAGCTGTGGCACGTCACGCTGGTGGCCGCCGAACGGGAATACTCAGCAAAGGCAAACTGCGCCAGCACCTGCATGCACCACCCAAACTCACCACCAGCTGCTTTGCGCACATTCTTTGGGGCAGAATCCATTGCGTGCCGCGTCAGCGCCTGAACAGCCAGTTGCTCATCTGTTTTACTGATCCCGGCTTTACCGAAGAAAGCAGCAAGGCCGAACCGGGCGCGGGCGCTGGTGGTACCAATAGCGGCCATAATGTCAGTCCCGGTAATTCTGTCCGGAGACGTGCCTTTAACGCTGTCGCTGATATGCATGCCCTGAGGGCTGAAGTGTTTAAGAGCCGCCTCAAGTTTCATTGTTCACACTCTCCCACCAGGTTAAGAATAATGGCGTTAGTCACATCGCCTAAGTCGTTGAGCCTTTCGTTTGCCAGAACCCATTGGCAAACTTCCAGTGCCTCTGTGCGCGTTACTGGTTTGATTGTTGCCAACAATCTCTCGAGGTAACTCTCGCGGTCATACACAGATTTGTGATGTTCGAGATAACCATATTCGTGGCCCAACTCACTTCCTGCGGTATGGCGCATTTTGTAGAGCCATTCCCAGTAAACAAGCTCACGCACGACATCTGAAAGCGTATTGGGCTCCGGAAGCACATCACGATAGCCGTCAACGAATGCCCGGCGCTGATCGTCAATTTCAAATATACGGCTGCCAACAATGTGTTCGGCTTCGCGTTCTTCGGCAGTCCATCCCCAGTCATAATCATCAATGAATTTTGGCGACGATTTAATCAGGCGTTCAGCTTCCACATCCTCAAGCACGGCTTCATAGCTACCGAAGGTTGCGCGTACATCAGCAGCCTTTTTGATGTTTTCAAGCGAAGCCTTTATAGCGTTTGCCGGTTTATCCATTCCGATGGTTCCAAAAGCAACCTGGAAAGGATCGGCGCCGTTCATCATCAACCAGTCGCGGTAGCGCTTCTCTGCGTCTTTGGGTTTGATGGTCAGCTTCTGCAAGGCCTCCTCGGCTGCGTCCAGGTGTGCCGGTTCATTCAGCCGGATTACTTCCAGCACCCACAGATAAGCATCCGTCTGCTTATGCCCGGTGATTTTCCGTTGCTCAGGAAGCGGCTTGATGTTCGCCGGTGCGACGCAGGCCACCGCGGCAGGGATAGAGAACAGAGCTTTGTGTTCCTGATTGTCTTTACGCATTGTGTTGTCCTCTCTTTGAATACCGTTTATTCCCTGCATCTGTTTCTTGCCGCGCAATACTTCGCTGCCGTGCTTCCACCTGATCGATGTAATGAAAATGTCCATTCCAGAATCGACGGTACACAGTGCCAAGGGGGCCGTTGCGGTTTTTGGTAATGTTAATTTCTGCGATGCCAGCGGCGGGCGATTCAGGGTTATAAACCTCGTCCCGATAAAGCATCATGATGATGTCAGCATCCGCCTCAATCTCACCTGAATCCTTCAGGTCGGCATTTACCGGGCGTTTGTTTGGCCGGCTTTCAACGCTGCGGGATAACTGGCTAAGCGCAACTACAGGACGACGGTTGGCCTTGGCAAGTGATTTCAGCCCTTTTGAAACCTCACCAACGGCAAGATCATGCCGGCTTGCACTTTGCAGCTTAATCAGCCGCAGGTAGTCAATAGCCACCAGCGCGGTTTCGGGATGCTGCTGAATGTGACTTGTCGCAATCTGGTTGATCTGTTCAACAGTCAGGTTGTTGGAATCGACAATCCAGATTTTGCGACCAGTCATCCTGGCTATGCCGCTGGAAATGCGTGCCCAGTCCTCATCTTCAAGCTTGTCGGGAGACTTGAGCCGGGAAGCTGAAAGCCCACCAGCTGCAGCAACGTGCCGCTCTGCAATTTGTATGTCGCTCATCTCCATGCTGAAAAACAGCACCCCGGCACCAGTGGCGGTCAGGTTCTCAGTAATGTCGAGAATAAGCTCGGTTTTCCCCATTGAAGGGCGTGCGGCCAGCAGCACCAGGTCGGTCTGGTCAAAGCCACCTGTCACCTCATCCAGTTCCTCAATGCCTGTCATTACCGATCTGCCTGCGCTATCCGCTGCCATTCGCTCATCAATTCGGTTGATAATGGCTGGCAAAAGGTCATCAATAGGCACTGGCCGGATGGTTTCAGATTCTGTGCTTATCGCGCTTACAGAGGCTTTCAGCTCATCCAGAATGCTCATCCCCGCCTCGCTGTTAGGCGCCGCTGAAAGCCTGCCAAGAGCATCTGAGAGAGCGCTGTGAGCGTCACGAATTGCCGCATTACGAATGAGCTGGTTTGAGTAAAACTTCAGAGAAGATTTTGCCCAGGCTGTACTGTATGCCTCTAAAATGGCTGCTTCATATTCCGGCAGTTGCTCGCAAACAAGAATCGGGTCAATGATCCCTTTCCCTCTGGCCTGAGCAGCAATGGCGCGATAGATATCCCGGTTCTGCTTATAGTTAAACGCCGATTCTGGCAGCGAAGAGATAACCTCCATCACCTCGCTATCCGCACCACGCAGGAACATGGCACCAATCACGGCGCTTTCCATATTCTCGTCACGCCACATGACGTTACTCATACTGATGGCGCTCCCTTGCTGCTGCGATAGCTGCCCCAGTCAAACACCAGCGTTGCACCGTCGCCCTCAGCCATGCGATCCGTCAGGCGCTCGCCAATCATCTGTGAGATTTCTGCTGGTGCCAGATTGCTGATGATTACCGTCGGCAACATGCGTTCATAGCGAGTATTCATGATGTCGAACAGGATAATCATCTCTGATTCAGACCCGTAATGAATGCCAACCTCATCAATGACAAGCAGGTCAACACCGGTATACATGGCGATCACGTCGTCTTCGCTGCGCTCGCTGCCCTTATCCCAGGTACGACGAACGGCTCGGATAATGCGCATGACCGAAGTGAGCAGCACGGATGCCTGGTGTTGCTCAATGATGCTTTTCGCCAGCGCCACAGCCAGATGGTTTTTCCCCGTGCCCGGCTTACCGCTCAGGATCAGGCTTGTCCCGGCGTTGTACATCTTTTCCCAGTTATTGGCGTAAGCCTTGAGTACAGAGAGATTGCGCTGGGCTGCACTGTTCACGGCTTCGTAGTTATCGAAGCTGCATGACGTGAAGCGTTCTGGAATATTGGCTTTTTCGATCAGCTCATTGCTCTGGATTGTGCGCAGGCTATTCTTAGCCGCTTCAAGCTCATCATTAATGCAGTGGGGGCAGCGGGAGAATTTCTCCGCCACGCGCCCGTTATATTCCATCCAGATGCGTAACCGCTGATACTGCCCATGCTTTTCACAGCTGGTGGTCAGCTTTTCCTGCTGGTTAAAGCAGCGGTCTATATCCGGAACGGTGCCATCAGCGAAACTCAGATCTTCCCCCAGCGTAGAGATTCGGGTTTTAAGCGTCTGTATCTGGCTGTTGCCGTAAATGCTGTAGCTCATTTGTCCTCCGAAGCCCACGAGGGGATTGTGGTGTTGCCATAATCGCGCTGCCCGAAGCCGCTATGCCGATTCTGTGCTGGTGTGCTGCGTTGCTGAGACGGAACCGCCCAGCTTTCAGAGAAGTGATGATCCCGACCGAAGAACGTAGCGGCCTGCTTGACGAACTCCGTTCCAGCCCTCCCTGTATTGGTGACATAGACCGCATATCGCTGGACACCAGCCAGCATTTCAGCAGCGCTGATGCCCTCGCGAAGTCGTGCAGACCATGCTCTCCAGGCTGACGCCTTCGGATTGCCTCCTGCACGCTCCGGATAGGCCAGCCATGCAGCTTCAAACTCAACGGAATATTCCTGCTTACCAGGGCGTGACGGCTCAGCGGCCTTAGCCGATGCGCCAATAGATTTAGGTTCTATGACTGGTTCTATGACTGGTTCAAAAGAGTGACTGATTCTGGGGTCAGCTCCTGCCCTACCCCCCCGGTCAGCTCCTGCCCCACCCTCGGGCAGCTCATGACCTACCTCGGGCAGCTCATGACCTAGGTCAGATCCTGCCCTACCCCTTTGCATGCCCTTGACTTGTACTTCATCCAAGGAGAGGTGAAAGAGATTTGACTGGTTAAGCTCACCATTTCGGCGAAACTCACGGCGAATCATCCCCATTTCTTCTAAAGCTCGCACATGGCCTTTTACCGTTGAGCGGCCAATTTCGCACTGATCGGCAATATGCTGATAAGAAGGCCAGCACTCACCTTGATCGTTCGCGTTATCGGCCAGCTTGAGGAGTACCAGCTTACGAAGTGGGTTGCCCACTTTGATTTTCATGGCTTTTACCATCAGTTCCATACTCATGGCGTTTCTCCGTTATCTTCTGAACCATGTAAAAGCCATTTAGCCGAGCAATTGAGCGCTTCAGCTATTTCGAAAATATGGCGCGGCCGATGAGAAGTACCGGATTCGATACGCTGAATTGTTTGCTGCTTAACTCCAGCTAAAATTCCAAGCTGTTGTTGCGTCAAACCCAACTCAGCCCGCCGCTGTTTAAGCCGAACAGAAATGGTCATATTGCCCCCAAACCAAAATAACAACGTTTGTGGTATTACATTACTCATTTTGTTGTTTGTCAAATACAATAATTGTTGTATGCTGGGCGCAGTTGAATGGGGATACTTCAAAAATGAATCTTTCAGATAGGGTTAAACAACGACGAATAGAGCTGGGGATGACACAAGCTGAGCTGGCCGAAAAGGCTGGCACAACCCAGCAGGGTATAGTATCGATAGAAAGCGGTAGAACTAAGCGCCCGCGTAATCTGCTTGAAATAGCAAAAGCATTACAATCCGATCCTGTCTGGCTTATGGACGGCGGTTCATTTCAATCACTTGCTGAAGTAAACACAAGGAAGGTGCCATTGATTAGTTATGTTCAAGCCGGTGCTCTTGCTCACAAGAAGCCCATCGAAGCTTTTGATGGAGCCCTTGAATACGTGATGACAGACTTAGATCTTTCTGAATACGCCTTTGCCTTGAAGGTTCAAGGTGATTCAATGGAACCGGACTTCAAAGAGGGCGATGTTGTAATATTCGACCCAGAGATTCAGCCTTGCCCAGGGGAGTTTGTTGTTGCTGCGAATGATCATCATGAAGCAACCTTCAAAAAATACAGGCCAACTGGCATTGGCTTCCAAGGCGCTGAAACCTTTGAACTAACACCTTTAAACCCTGATTATCCCCCTCTCAAATCCACAGAACTACCGCTGCGCATCATAGGTACTATGGTGGAGCACAGAATCTATCGTCGTAAAAGATAGGCACGAATTCGTTTACAAACCCGCTACGGCGGGTTTTTTTGTACCCACATCATAAAACGAAATCACAAAATTTGTTTTTGTTTGCCTTATATTACAAACAGTTGGTAGCGACACATAAAAAAATACAACAAACGTGGTTTACATAATACAACGAAATGTGTAGGCTTAATTTACCAGCTCATACCAAGGCAAGCTTTATGAAACGATCCATTATTAATGAATATGCCGATTGCTCCTCCGTAAGAATTCGGCAACAGGATGGTTCACTTTTAGAAATACCGATTGTTGATAACAAGGGTGTATTTCTTAATTTCTTCAAAACTAACGAAGAGTTTAATTATCGTATGATTACCTTGTTAGATGAGGAATTCACATACGGGCTTTACAAAAACCATGGCGGCATAGCTTACCTTATTTGTGCCTTTTCCCATGTTCAAGAACTTACGGAAGAAGCGAAGAATGTTCTTGAAAAGAATATGCCTTACATCCTTGAAAGCTTGAATAAACGCTAAAGGAACGAATTATGGCTCATGAAATTTCTTTGGAACAAGCCCTCGAAAAATCCTGCCTTATGGAAACGGTATTGAGAATGCTTGAAAGCTATCCCGATCATATTGATGAAGCGCAGCTGAGTTCCGTTGTAACTCTTACCAGGACCCTGGCGGGAGAAGTGTATTGCTGGTTACTGGAAGAGCAATCGCAAAGAGGTAATAAATAATGGCTATTTGTCTGCTGGCGGCGAAGAACCGTGTCAAGCAAGCTGAGGCAGTTCTTGGCGTGTGGCTGGAAAGCCCTCGGGATGATTACGAAGCAACGTTAATATCATCCGTAATAACTCTTCTGGAGGGTGTAGAGGAAGCAATTAACGAAGCCGATATTAAGCTCGACTCGCTGAAAAAATAAAACTTCATTAATAACTGAATAAATAACAGCTAACCGCTGCGGATTCGCTCACCTTAAAAATGGAGTGAAGAAAATGAAAAATAAATCAGCATTCAAATCAGCATTGATTCTCGCGCGCCTGGGCTACTGGGATATCGCAGTACTTCACCTGAAAAAAAGCTTACGGGCGGTGACCTATGAAAACGCAACAAAGGCAGGACATCCAGAGTGTCAATTTAATTGCCGAACAGCTCAACGCATTAATGCAAACAATTTGCACCCACCATAAAGATTTTGACAGTCAACAACTGGATGGGTTGTTAGGGCTCGCATACGACCTCGCTGGTTCTGTTTATTCCTGGACTGATGCTGAGGAAAAGATAGTTTTCGCAATTGAAGATGCTCAGAGGGAGCGTAAGTAAATGGAAAATAGCATTCTCACTTATCGCCGCCGCATCGTTAAAGCAGCGCTGTTGCGCCACTTACGCAAAACTGGCGGTAAAGCAATTGTTATCAAATTACCGAAAGGCGGCATTACCACCATCGAATTAACAGAAATTGTTATGGACGGTCTGTTATCCCGTTTTGAGTTACTCGCCCGCGGCGAGGCTGGACCCTCAAAGGGAAATGAGATTGTCAAAGATATTTATTACCGCTCCCTTGATGTAAACGGACATGGGGAATATCTGACCGAGACAGGGAAGTTATTGGTCGATGAGCTGATAGCGGAAATGGTGGCTTACGCCAAAAAGGCTGGCATGAGCAAAGAGGCGCAGAAATGAATTTAACGGCATTTCGCGTACCAGCATGGGTTCATGCGCGAGCGGTGCATTTACTCAATCAGTATCGCCACCAGCGGATTCGACCGCGCCGCATTCTCAGAACAGGTTATCTCAGCCTTCAGGTAAATCCTCGATGGCGACTTCTGTCGAAAGACGGCGGGAAAAACTGGGAGGTAATGAGTCATGAAAAATATAACGGAGCGAAAGACAGACGATGAACAATTCCAGAAAAGAAAATATTAAGCAACTGGTCGCCAGGCTGAAAGATGTAAAGGAACGCAGTGGTTTTGCAGTGCCTGAATGGATGCTGGACGAAAGCCGATACGATAAAGATGCCCTGACGCCTGAGGAGCAGATGGAATGGGCTGAAACGATAGTCCCTCACGTGCGCGCCAGCACTGCCCTTCTTTACCTTATCGAATGCGATAAACGCTGGGGGCTTCGTGAAGGTAAATACCAATTCAAAAACGGTGAGCATGTTTTTGAAATAACGCAGCAGCTGATCGAAAGCGTGCTTATCAAATATGTTGAAGAGGAGCTTATCGCTCACAAACCGCAAGAACGCTATATCGCTGTTTATCAGTTTTATCACTCGAATGATTCGCAAGTCCGTGAGAACGGCCAGTCGTGGTTCAACCAGTTTCTTGACGACCTTTTTATCGACCTGGCTGTTCGTCTCCGTGCCGGCGGGGAGTTACCTGTAAAACCGATTGTGCATTAAGGTGGAGATGGAATGGCAATGAAAACTGAATTAGCACCAGTAGCGGCTCGTGACTTGCAGATCATCGAGTATCGCGGTCAACGCGTTGTGACCACTGAACAGCTGGCGGCCGGATATGGCACTGACGTGAACAATATCACTGTCAACTATCACCGCAACCAGGACCGATTCATTGAGGGTAAACACTACTTTGACGTCCAGGGGGAAGAGCTTCGTGAGATGAAGAACTGGGTATCTTTAAGTAATGCAGTTGGTAAACGAGCCCGCAATCTGCGTCTTTGGACGGAACGCGGCGCCGCAAACCACGCGAAGATGCTCGAAACCGATCAGGCATGGGACTACCACGAAGACCTGGTTGAATTTTACTTCACCCAGCGTGGCGCCATCGCCTCACCGACAACACCGCTGACACTCAGCCGTAAAGAGCTGGCGCTGATGGTAATCGAGGCTGAAGAGCGCGCAGAAGCTGCTGCGCTGGAGAACAAAACTCTTACCGCCACCGTAGATAGTCTGCAAAAGCATTTTGTTAAGGGAATGACTATCCCGGCGTTCTGCAAAAGCCTGAACGGGGTTAATACCAGCAAAATGATGTGGTGGGCATTTGAAAAGGAATGGGTTTACAACGAGCAGCGCGATCCAGAGAAAGACCCGCGCTGGCGCGTGGCCTCTTATGCGCGGGATAAATACCTGACTGAAGACCAGACGCAGATCATCCCCCATGGTATGGACGCATTCACGAAATATACACCGGTGCTTCTGGAGAAAGGTTGTCAACGCCTCTATCAGCTGTACATGAAAGGTGAGCTGCCAATGAAGAAATCATGGAACGGTGTGCTCAGCCACGATAAGGCAATTTATGCGCCGGAGGTAAAATGAACACAATGTTTTTATTGATGGCGGAGTATGGCTCGGTAACAGTGCCTCTTAGCCAGGTTTGTGAAAAATATTTCGGATTGAAACCACCGACGGCAGAAAAGCGCGCTGCGATGGGGGAACTGCCGATCCCTACTTTTCGGGCCGCTGAAAGCCAGAAAGCGCCGCGCATGATTCATATTCAGGATCTGGCGAACCATATTGATGAACAGCTCAAGCGTGGACGTGCTCTCATGGAACAGATGCGCAACGACTAG